ATTAGATGATGTTGACCTAATGGTTAAGGCTTATGGTGAGAAGTATGGTGAATGGCCTCATTTAATTATTATTGACAACCTTATGAACGTTTCAGCTTTGCACGATAATGAGTGGACTGGTATGCGTGACATCATGAAAGCCTGCCATCACATTGCTCGCGAAACTGACTCAGCAATTTTTATTTTACATCACACATCAGAAGCAGAGGGTGATCCTTTGTTTCCACCATCAAGACGTGCTATTCAAGGTAAAGTTTCACAACTACCTGAGATGATTCTTACTGTTGCAATGGAAACCGAGCAATCAGAATTTCGCATTGCTTGTGTTAAGAATAGGTTTGCTAAACACTCTGCTATGGGTGATAGGTGGATAGCATTAAAGGTAGATGCAAGTCGTATGAAACTATCCGATGAAGGATTAATTGATAAAGCTAAAAGATATAACGGAGTCAGGTTGACCAGCAATCATTGTTACTTGTCCACGTCTAAATCTAATACCTTCTTGTTTTAACGAAGGAAAAAGATCAGGGAGCAACTGTGGTTCATCCAAATGACGGACAGCCGCCTGTTTGATTGTTAACAAAGTTACTCCCTTCTCTTATTGTTCTTGTATTAACGGATAAATTGAGGTTCGCATTGATCTGCGGTGCCCTTTGGAGAAGGACAAAAATAGCCTTTCCAAGGTCCCTTGGCACTTTGACCAGTACGAAATGTCATTCCACCGTGTTTACAAGCTTTTGCACCATCAGTTGATGCTGATTGTGTTCTTGGTTGTTCAATAGGTGTAGCGTTAAGTGCTTCTCTTAAAGCACCTTGTGCTGTGTACAATGTTTCAACTGCGTTAATATCAGGTGTAACATTAGCAATTGCTCCTAATGCTGTTCTGATTTCATCTTCATCATATGAATAAAGATAAACGTTAACTAATGTACCTTGTGAGGTTTTAAAGTTAAGTTGCGTCTTTACTCCTGGTGTGTCTGCACTCATTTTGTTTCTCCTTGATCTATAGATGCAAGTGGGTCATACTTATCTGCTAACTCCCCACCAGAAGCATAGCAGTATTTTGCCACTGAACATGACTTACAAGTCATACCAATATTTGGCAAAAAAATTTCTAACTCAAGTGCTTTCTCAAATTGTCTAAACAATTCGGTAAACACCGGTATTGTCCAGCGTGACAAGTCACCTGCATCTTCCATGATACCCTGCCGAGCATTATAGAAGAATCCTTTGTTTGGTCTTATGCCTTCTGTTATTTCCATACAGCAAGCGTATAAACCAAGTTGCATATTGTAGTCCGGCATGTAAGCACCAGCTTTGTAATCAACTACAACAAGTTCACCATCTGGTGTTACAGCAATTAAGTCAACAAATGCTTTAACTGGTACGTTACCAAACTTTACATTGTATTCGGCTTCAATATGTGGTGTGTTGCTTTTACCATAATAGATAGACCATTTAGAATTGTGCCACCATTGAATAAAATTATCAACCATCTTTGGTCCGTTGTCAGACCACCAGATGTCATTTTCTTTATTAGGGTATGCCTTAGTTGCACGACCACCAGCACGCCACTCTGATGGAATGGTATCTGTTTTAACAACTTCGGCATCAATAAGTTTTTGAAATGTTTCTTGCCAGTACTTCTCTGCTATTTGTTTAGTCATTCACAATCCAATTCTGGAGTCGGTGCAGTTGCTGGACTACCACATGACGCACAGTGCATATCCAGAAAATACATTGAGATTTCGTTTTCTTCAAACATACATTTAACATCCCAGACTTTTGATCCACATAAACAAACATGCGTGGGTATACCTCTGAGATTGAACTGTGGGCCAGTTGGCTGCAGTTCATCAATGTGTTTCATTGTCTCGCAAGTATTTTTCTACTGCTTCGTGAAAAGCAGAACCACCAACAAAATACCAAGCAGGTGATTGTGGTGCTTGTATCTTTCTTTCAAGTTCCCAAGCTTTACCACATCTCATCCAAGATGTAAAAGAGCTGAAACTTCTGTGTCCAATTTGTGTTTCCATACCAGTCACAATATCACAAGTTTGTAATTCGTTAACGACACGCCAAAAGCGTGTCGGTTGCTATTATAATTTTATTAAGATTATACTCGGAGCGAGCCGGTGAGTATGTGCGAGCGACCCGTTAACGAGGAACCGCTTTGGGCGGTTCCGAGTAGTAAATACAGTAAAAAATCAATGTACCTAAAAAACAAAAATAAGCCCCTAAAAGGGGCGGGGATACATAGTTGTACCCTCAGCACCTAATAGGGGCTAATTTTGGCTTAAAAGGGGCTAAAACACGGCGTGTCTACCCCCCATTTAAGGGTCTTAAACTGTTCTTACAGAAACGTACACAATACCACCAAAACCAGAATACCTACGGTCAGCCGGTGTGGTACGTTCAAAACTTAACTGCTCAATCAAACCAGTAACCTGCTCACCAGTAGTGAAGTCTTGAATCACAATAGTGTCACCTGCAGCCTCAAGGTCTTCTAACTGTTGTAACCTAATAAACGCACGACCCTCGTAACCATTTTGAATACCGTAACGATCTGTTTCAAAATCGTAGTTAATTAAAGGAATTGTTAATTGGCGTGCTCTAGTCACAGCAGGAAGAGACTTAACTTGGTAGCCATCAAACACTGGGCCTTTAGTTGCATCAGTTGATGAACGACCAAACGTGAATCTGAAAGCTAGTTCTTCTTGTGGTTGTGAAATGTTTGTTGCAAGGTCTGTGTTTAGTGCTGGTGTTGAACCTGCAATGGTAATGATTGAGTTAACATCACCATCAATTTCTTTAGTTGATATAACACAAGTACCAAACATTGGTGTGTCAAACCTTGGTTTGATTAACTTAAAATACTTCTTCTCAATAGTTGCATACCTAATGTAACCTGTGTCAAGGAAACCTGTGGCAACTTTATTTGTTGCGTGTTCAAAGTAAACACCTGAACCTGCAACAGCAAAAGCTGCACGGCCTGTGTCACCAATGAAAGCAACAGCGCGACAATTCCCTGTAACACCTGATGATAAATCTTTAGCATAAGCGTAACGACCAGGTTCAATTTCTTGAGACAAATCAATACGAATCAAACCAGACTTACCATCAATATCATTGGTTATAGTTGCGTAAGCAAACCTGTCTTCAAAAGCAAAAGCCGTTGTGTGTGAGGCATCAGATTTTTCGTAAATTAAAGGACCATAAGTGATGTCACCGTTAGCATCAAGGATACCAACACGGATACCTTTATTGGTACCAATCATCATATATGTTCCAAGGTAAACACCAAGAGATGTTACGTGTTCATCATCAGGGAAATCTGCTGCAGTAACAGCATTAGTTAATGTTGGCATAACACCAACATTGCTTAAAGTAAATTTGTATATAGAAGAATTATTACCACGATAACCTGAGGCGTAAACTGCTGTTGGTCCTTCAACAATAGAAGACCAAGTCCAACCAGTATCAGGATGAGTGTATCTGGCATCACTACTGTCAGGGTTTGTTCCACCACGTGATTGTGTTATTTCATAAATCTTTTCACCAATACCAGCAACGATACGTTGCTTAACATAAGATATAACAACTTTAGTATTATTGGTTGGGTAATAGTTTGTGCCCGTTGCACCAGTACCTGTTAAATCACCACGATAAATACCTGTGGCATTGGCAGCATAATAATATAAACCATCTTGTGCAAGAGATTTAATATCAGAACCTGAACCACCATAAGCAATAGTTGAACCAGTACCACTAGCAGAAATACGTGTCAACACATCATCATCGGAAACAAACACACAGTCTTGGTCTAATGAATCAATGGCACCAAACATATTAATATCATCAGAAACAGTAAAAACATTTGTTGTATCAGGAAGCATACTGACCTGACCAGGTGTCCAAACATCAACACCAGCAGAATCATTAAAACGGTACTGAACATTTTCTGAAAGGTAAGGGTCAAGATAATTGATACCAGCACCAAGATGAAAAGATGATTGACTTCTCAACCACCAACCCTCAAAAGTTTGCTCACCAACTTCTTTAGTGTTATCAAACTGTTGCTTACGATATGTTGCTGTTTGTCTTTGATAAGGGTATCTGTCTGATGCTGCAAGAAGGAAAGGTTGTCCACCGATGGCAACATCATAAATGTTGCTAGTGTTTTCGTAAAGCTGTGCTGTTGTTCCAACAATACCAATCGGATCAACGATTGGGTCGGTAATGCTAAATGTCATTCGTGTCCCTTCAAATGGTCAATCATTTCTTTAGTTAAAAAAT